AAAACAGGGGCGTTGTCGGGGCAAGCATTGGGGCGATAGGCGCCTAAATCAAACAAGGGCAATCCGCGCGGGGAAGCGGATTGCCCTTGTTTTCTGCTTCATGGTTTCGATAAGTATTATTATCGAAACCATGACTTTGTGACTAAAATTGTCACGAAACCCGCATTTTATAACAGTTAGTGTGCCTTTCAGGCCACTAATCGAAATGAAATGCAACCAGCCGAAATTTACAAAGTGTAAACAAGAAAGTAAGTTATTTACATTTCGCGACCCAAGTGCAAATTGGCAAATCGGATACTTCTTTTATTCCTGCTCCCCTGCCCTACCAAGCTTTCCGGTTATACCAGTATGACTACGCGAATATTAGAAAATGCTGGATAAATGTGGGATATGTGGTATATTTGTTCTAATTTCATAGGCGTGTGCCTCTTGCAAATCGATTGCGCGGATCTCCACCGCGCAATCGGCCTTTTTAATAAATTTTACCCTTGACAAAAGATAAATATGTTATAATTTTAGAACATTTAGTATAGATATAATTTTTATTTGATGAGGCGCTCACATTTGCATATTGCAGGTGTGAGCGCCGTTGTTTTTAACGAGTTCGAGGAAATTAGTGGCCTTACCATTCAAAATACTTTCTGCACGCATGAAATCACCTGAGGATATCCCTGGATATCCGCAAAATGATTATTTAACTAATTTGCGGAAATACCAGGAATTAGAGCAGTGGTTTACTGGTGAGGCACTTAGAGAGGTTATCAATACACAGACCTCCGCAGTAGAAAAATTCCCCATTCGGATTAACCCTGTTTATCGAACTGTACTAAAGCATGCCCAAAGTTTATTCGGGGAATACCAGGATGACGCAGAGGGACCACTCGTTATGCCCAAAGTGCGAAAGCTCGACGGATCATCCGACGATACAACTCTAAAGTACGAACAAATTTTAGAGGCATTATGGTCTGACAATAGCGGTTCTGCCTCGCAGATGCGCAATGGCATTTTTAGTCAGATTTATGGTAATTGCGTTTTCCGGCTGGCCTATGATCCATTCGACAAATTCCTGACCAATCGCTTGCGAATTGACCACATTGTTCCATACGAGTTTGTGGGTTACTCGTATCCTGATAATCCGTGGATGTTCAATGAAGCCTGGATCATCAGGAAAATATCGCGCAAAACTGCTGCGCAATATGGGTATGAAGTTGATCAGCCTACTGCTTATTATATTGAGAAGTGGACGACAATGGAATACGGCATTTACATCAACGGCGATCCGATTTCTATGGTGTTCGAGGATGAGGATTTCGTGTTTCAGAATGAAAATCCGTTTGGTTTTGTCCCATTTGTTCAGATTCCACATATTTGGGCAGTTGACCCAAACGGCGATTCGCTGATCACCGACACCGTTACTGGTATTGTGAAAGAATACAATGCCAGATTTGCGGACGCCGGAGATGCAATCTCGAGCGATACGCATGTAACAGCAGTCATGAAGAATGTTCGTGGCACTCCGCAGGTAATAAATATAACCCCGAATCTCCGTGTAATAAACCTGGGGAGTACACAATCTCTTACTGGTGCAGGCGATAAAGAGCCGGGGCTCGAATTCCCGGAACGGCAACGCCTGGCGCCAACCATTATCGATGTCCTCCGCGAGCTATACTCCGAATATAGGCGCGAGGTATCTGTTCCTGCCGTTGCGGAAGGCGAGGACGAGGGATCACAACGATCGTCCCTGACGTTGACGACCAGGATGCAACCACTGGCTGCACATATCCGTATGGAGCGCATTAATTGGTCTGTTGCACTTCGCATATTGCATCGAATGGGACTGATTATGCTTGCGACAATTGGAACGCCAGGTGTAGTCGCAGAAGAAATAAACGGTTTACGCATATCATCGCGCTGGTATCCGATACTGCCGCGCGATCGCGAAATGTTGATTAACGAGCTGTCGGTACGCTCGTCTAATGATCTTGGTTCTATTGCACATTTGCTCGATCTTACTGGCGATATCGAGGACGTTGACGCCGAGATAGAAAAGATTCTGGCATGGAAGAAGCAGCTATCAGAAGCTACGGCAAAGCCCGAAGAATCTCAACCGGAGTCAAAATCGTCATCGCAAAGTACAGCCGCGCGCGAAAAGAAAGAGACCAAGAAAGCAAGTAAGTCCGACAAGTAAGCAATTCCCCTCACATTCGACATTTGACAATTGAATATGAAAATGGACGGTTTTGTCCATTTATCTAATTTTTGATTAGGAGATTAGAAATGCCCGAACCTATTGAAAGCCCTGTAGTTACCGGAGGCGATTCTGGTGTAAGTGGCACGTCTGGTACTGCCACCATTGTCGCGCCTGCCGCAGTTACACCGGCCGCAACGACACCCCCATCAGATGGGGAAGATTGGAAAAAGAGATTTACCGGCCTGCAAGGTAGTTACGAGAAACAGCGCCAAGAACTTGTCTCAGCGCGAACTCGTATTTCCGAATACGAGGCATCGATCGCCGGGATGGACGCAGAAAGGCAAGCACAATTGCAAAAACTCACCGAGCTCGAGCAACGCGTTGGGCAACTAGCGCCTGTTCAGGCACAGTACGAAAGGCTGCAAATTATTGCAAAGGAGTTCCCGGATCTTCTCGATTGGGAAGCTGATGGCCTCCTGCCGACAGTTACCGGAGATGAGTTGCGCACAAAGCTAACCGCTCTGAAAGCCAAGCGCCAGGCTGCTCCTGTCGCTCCCACGGCTCCATCCTTGAAGGGCGCTGTACCGTCTACTCCGCCATCGCAAGCTCCGCAAACTGCACAGGATATGTTAAATGCGGCAATGTCGGCGATGAGGGCCGGGAAGCTCGATGAATACACCGGTTATTACGATCAATGGTTGACGCTATCAGCCAAATCAAATGGAGGATCCTAGTTATGAGCGTGAAAACTCAATTTCTTGCCACGCATCAGCAAAGCGACGGCGACGCCTTGCTGCCATATTTGAAAGAATACGATTATGGCGTTGCTGATCTGGTATCCGATAAGTACACAATTCCTGTTCCAGCCGGCTCGCTGATTTTGGGCGTGACGCATGTCGTTACCCAGGTCTGGAATGGCACAACGCCAGTTGTTGATGTTGGAGACGGAACTGACGCCGATGCGTTTATCGCTGCCGCATCAACGGCGACTCTCAATGCTGTTGCATCGTCTCTTGCTGGCGCTGCGGCCAATGCCGGAGGCTATTACTTTCCAGCGTCCGGAAAAATCGTTCTCACGCACACCACCGCGGCAACCACTGGTGCGTCGAAGGTGCTTGTGCAATATGCCTATTAAATCCTGTTTTGGGGCAGGATTTTAATTTCCTACAGGGAGAAGGAGACTCACTATGCCTGTATTTGAGCAGTATTACGACTTAAACCCGATTGCGGTTATTGATCAGGACCAATGGGATTTTCGTTATCCCGAAGTCGCCCTGCTTTTCCGCAATTCGGCTGTATATACTCCCCTAATCGACTGGACGAATGATCCGGCCAAGTTGGGAGTCATGGGCACTATCGTTACCGAGTTGATCGAGGGCGATACCAATGCCGACGAAATTCCGTTCGACGCGATGTATATCGATGCCCAGGGCGTTGATAGTCGATCGCGTACCTATAGCGTGAAACGCTATGGTGGAAAGGTTCAACTCAAGAAATACGAGAATCTTTTCACTCAGTGGCAAAAGGCTGGCGGGCGTGATTGGCGTCCCTTACTACGCGGCCTGCTCGGGCAGGACGTTTTACGCAAACACGAAATCCTGGCGCGCAATATTTTCTTGCGCTCCCCGAAGGATCGCTGGACATACGGCGGCAACGCTACGAGCATTGGAACTATTGATAGTTCCGATATTTTCAATCTCGCATCTGTTCTGGATTGGAACTTCCGGCTTGGCAATACTGGTTCTCCGGTCATTCCTGGGGATGCTGCATCTGCGAAGGTCGCTATTGTCCCGCCTGGGATCGAGTATGACATCCGCAAGGGCCTGGCGGCTGCGTCCGGCAACGAGGCCGCAATGTGGCGCGACGCGCGGCTGTATGCTGGCCAAACCTTGAACTACGAACTCGGCGAATACTCCGGTGTACGTTTTATCAAGGCGCCGAATGATAAGTTTGGGATCAATCCTGCGGTTTTATACAACACCGGGGCGATCACCAAACAGTATGGCGTCTCAGAGCGCATCAATGCCGGTGACGGTTCTCCTGATCCCGAAACGACCAAAGTTGATGAAACCTGGTCAGTCGGGCAGAAGAATGTTACCCACTACATTCAGCTCGAAGATTTTGCTCAGAACGATTTCGCCTTGAATGATATCGTCACCATTCACACCCGGCGAACAAGCGCATATGGCGTTACCAATGGTGTCGATCCACTCGATGGTACTGCTATCCATCGGCGTGTTGTTGCCGTGGATTACACCAACAATCGCCTTTCGTTTGATCGGCCTGTAATGTGGAGCTATCAAGTTCCGATGGTTGCTACTCCTGTGTCCGGCGCGGCAGGTACGTACTACGCATTCGTGACTAAGGCCAAGGCAATCGGTATGGTTCTGGTGATGGGGTCACGTGGCGGCGTTTTGGGTGCGACTGCTGATCCGCTCAAGTTCTACGAGCCGAAACCAATCGATGACTTCGACAGCGTTTGGCGCTTCTCTTACGATATGGTTCTTGGCCATAACGTTTGGGAGCCAAACTATTTCGAGCTGCATTTCTGCGCCGTTTCTCAGCCAAAGCCTGGCGGGATCGTAGCGCCGTAGGATAGGGCAGCGTGACTGATGGAAGTTTGGACGTTGTACTTGATAACGCCAATCTCGCGTCCTCTGGAGTAGGTATGGCCACTCTGTCGAGTCTAAAAGAGAGACTAATACGGCTGCTTGGAGATACCATTGAGGCCGGTTCAAGTCCGCTCGGAGGCAAACTGTATAGTGCCGACCTCTTGGCTGACGGAATACGTGCCGGCCTCGATGCCATACTTCAATATGTACCGGATATAAAAACAGTAGACTTTGTACAGATTGGTACTCAGAACTCCTATAGTCTGCCAGCCGATTTGTATCGCATAGAGGCGATACAGAGCCTCGCTACAGGCGAGTATATTCAAGAACTAAATTTCTTTGAAGATCGGCTGGCAGACCTGCTCTGGCTGGATGCTCCAACGGGTTACGTCACCTTCTCTTACACATTGCCGACCAATGGCATAAGGATGTATTACTCCGCAAAATGGAGCTCTCCATCTGGCGACAACGATACGATTGCGTCGCCGGGTATCACGCATGTTGGGATACTTTTATATGCTGCAAGCTATTGCAAGTTACCGCGCGCTGGCCTGGCCTCTATGACTAGGCAATATCTGTCAAAAGAAATCGACAGTGGCACTCCAATCATGAATCCAGAAATGGATGCTAGCACATACTTCCTCAAGCGGTATGAGGACTATATGCGCCAGTTGCCCGCAATCAAAAAGGGGATGCGCTAAATGACTCACGTTGTGAGGCAAATTCTCGAAGAAATCGCTGAAGAGTTGACGTTGGTGTGCCAAACCAATGTTGATCCAGACGATGGCGCATATGCCGATATTGTCAAAGTGGGTAGATTTCAGGACGATCCCATATCGTCAAACATCGCCATTTCTGTAATTGGCGGCGATCCGGAGGATACAAAATATCGCGACGGAATAGTATCGCTTGGCGATACAGACGATTTGGACATCAATGTCCCCCCACGAGAAATCGGAGGCGGTGAATACTGGTGGAGGCGTGGAGTTATCGTTATCAGTTGCTTTTTTATAAATGAGCAATTCTCTGAGAGCACAGCCGCAGATTACGCGTATACGGTTTTACAGCGAGTACAAAGTGTTCTCGATAACGATGGTCTTGTCGCAGGTTTAACGGGCGACGATGGTGAAACAGCATTGCTTTTGCTGAATGGCGGCAATACTTTTTTTCAATCTGGCGGACCTCCAACCAATTACATCTGGCGAGGCCGCTGTTACTGGCAGGCTCTTACAGAGAGGCCAAGCTAATTACTGGAGGAGAACACTATGGCTATTACTGCTCAAAGTGGCGCAATCGGTATGTCGATCAATGCAGGTGGAGCGAAGGACGGGGCTAATGCAAGCTGGCATCGCGTCCGCGCGCTTGCTACCGATATGTCAATCCTGGACGATACTCGTATCGGCCCAGGTGAGATCGGTGGGATCGTTACTCCGACTATGCCCTACAAGGCCGGGTATTCGGTCGCCGGAGGCATGACTGTAATGCCACGGCTAAAAGAAACGTTTGGATGGTATTTGCTCGCCGCTCTTGGCGAGGATGCTGTCACCACTGGCAAGGATATCGATGATACTTCGGTGGTCGGACTTAACAAGCACGTTATGTCATTCAAGACAACGGATTCTGCATTTGTGCCGTATGTCAGTTTCCGCAAGCTGATCCCCAATCCGACAGCCGGAGATATTCTCGGTGAAATTTACAAGAACTGCAAAATCCTTGGTCTTACTATGGATTTCCCTGGCGAAGGGCCTCTGCAATTCCGTATCGATGCTGCTGGCCTGGACTTTACGCTAGCCGAAAATCCATCGTGGACCTGGGCCGCAGCTTACGAGGACTGGCAAAGTGTGCCGATCTCGTGCGTGACTGGCGGAACGGTCAAGGCCACTCCGCTTGGCGCCAGCGAGCAAACTCTGGATGTCGTTTCCGCGTCAGTGTCCCTGGTGAATGCCCCGCTTGATTTCAGGCAGGAGAAGAAATTCGGGTCTCCGTTACTGGATGGCATCACCGTCGTCAATCGCGCCGTTACGTTCGATATGATCGTGAAGTGGAACAATCCCAATCTGTATCAGGAAATGCTGACCGGGGCGGCAGCCGGTACGGCGTGGACTGCATCGCCGTTTGTGGCAAAGGTTGAGATTACTGCTCTAACGAGCAAGTTGATCGGAACTGCTCCGCTGAACGTGCCCTGGAAAGTGCGTGTTTCGTGCCCCGAGGTCAATCTTGCGCAGGTTGGCGGGGTTGCATTGGTTGCTAGTCAGAGTTTGATGATGCGCGTGCGCGGCACTGCTATCGAACCGGGCTCCGGCTCGTATGCATCAGTTACTTTCCACAACGAGAAAGCAACGGCATACGCTATTCCGTAAATCAATACATAACGGCAGGGGAATAGCTATTCCCCTGCCAAATTTCAATATCAGGAGATACAGAAATGGCCAAACCATTCAAGCTAATTGCACCAATCGAGAAAACATTCGCTCTTACGCGTACGGATGAGCTATTTGACTCCGATGGAACCGTAGTTACTGTTCGTCAGGCGAGCCAGGCGCAACACGAATTGAGAGAAGCGATGTGGGACACTTTCGTTCGAGAGGAACGTACTGACGACGAACTCCCGGATGGTGTTGCGGTCCGCTATGAGCAAAAGTTTTCGTTTCTTGAACTTATGCGAGTTGAGGCTCAGCTAACAGTTGTCGAGTCCAACATCATGACGTTGGATGATAGCCAGTTATTCTGGCGCGGTATGAGCAAGGCTCAATTCGACAAAGCCTGGGGTCAACTACCTGCTGCTGTTTGCAGCGAAATACACGCGAAGGTCCTGGAGGCCAACCCGGATTGGGCCCGCCCAAACCAGACGGCGTAGGGGGAGTAGATCGTGTAAATGTAAAAATTGACGGCCTCAAGGATGCTATTCGCGAATATCTGGGTGGCCTCAATGAGGTAAGAGCAGGTGGTAGGGCAAGTCAAATGCCGCCCAAGCCCGAGGCGATGATCCTATATGAACAGTGTTTAAACATGCAAATTCCTATAGTACAAGGTGGTCTCCGCGATCAGCCGCATATCTGGTTATTGGAATGGCGGGTGATCCAGCAAGAGTTAGAGCTATGGGAAGCTGTTCATCGTAGGAACAATGAGGCCGTAAATGCCGCGCAAAGCCAAGAATTCACCAGCCCATTCACAAGTCCTTTCTAGGAATCCATTCCGCATTGGTCCAAGAAATCAAGAGACCTTGTGGGATGAGATTAAAAACGCATTCGAGTTTGAAACTTCTGGCGCCGGAAGGAATATCGATGACTACGAGATCGAGCATCTATATGACTCGTTAGAAAGCTTTACGCGCGTACGAGTACTCAATAAGATTTCCGGAAAGTCGCAGACCATTGATCTTCGCAGAGTTGGCGAGCGCAACGAAGAAACCGCGGCGCTTCAAATTGTACATCACGGCGACGCAACTCAGGGTGGCGGTATTCTGCCACAGATTGAGGCCGCATCCGATTTCGGCTGGAACAATCTTGCGTATTCATATGTTTCGCCAACGAGGGTTTTGTCTCGCGCGTTAGCAGCCAGCCTGGAAAAACGTGCGCCATCGTTTTATAAGATACTTGGCGAGGGATCCGAAAGGTACGGCGTGGCGAGCCACAAAGCAGCCGGAGACGAATCGATAGTCGCCGGTGGTCTTATTGGCGCGCTGTCGTATTCCGGACAATCGCAAATCAATATGCTATATGGATCTGTCAATATTCAGATACCAGGAAGCGTCGGCGGCGAAAGAGTTTTAGGCGATATCAGGCAGGAACAGCGATACTTGCAATCGCTTGGGGTCTCGATGGAAAGCGGTATGCTGCGCGATTTTGGGGGAGCTGGCTATCAAATTAGAACAACGAGCGCAGTACCGCGCGCCCAACGTACGGTATATGATCCACTAGTTGAAACGGACGCGGCCGGGATTCCCAGGATAACTGGCCTGGCGCATGCCTACACAAAATCCGGCGAGCCACTTCCAGCAAAAGCCTACAAACACGGTCAGGCTGCATTCGGTCCAAATAGAGAGGTTGCAATGCCGATGATTGGGTGGACGCCGGCGCAACCAAGCCCATTTGAGTTTGAACTGAAGAAGAGTAGAGGTGTCACGCGTGCCGATTATCCCTTCTATTCTCAATTGCGTGGCAGGTTTGAGCAGTGGGAGCAGCAAGAGATAAGAGACGATAGCGGAAATATTATTCAGGATGCTGCCCCATTGCATAACGTCAAAGTGGGACTTCAGCTATTCCCCAATGCCGTACCATTTGAGTCTGGTTCCCAAAAGTTCGATCCGACAATGCGTAATATCGATAGTTTCGCTATCCAGCAACCAAGATACATGAGATTGCCAGGAATACAGACGATTGACGATCTGACATCAATCCAGAATCTATCAATTGATGCCGGCAGGGTTATTGGTGCAGGGCATGGGTCGGCAATCATCGGCCAGTTGAATGGTTCGGATATTCGCATGGCTCGGAGAGCGCGCGAGCAAATGGTTGTTGGCGGAAGTGCATCCCTTGTAATCCCGCCATACATGAATCTTAATCCCCAAGAGGGAGAATCCCCATTTCTCGGAACTGCGCCGGATGTACTTCCTAGTGGCTCTACAATTAAAAGCACAGAGGAACTGGCTAGAAATCTGAGCGAAAGACTTGGAATGCCGGTTTATCGCCGCGAAGTAGATGCTGTTGGTTTGCGATTTGAGACATTATCCAAAACACAAGCTGCACTCAAATTCGCGGGGCTCAAGACATCCGAGTCGCCGGTAATATCGGGTTTGCCTATTATGGCAACGATCGGTGGGGAAAAAGTTAGAGTATCGGATGTCGGCTCCGAGATCAAGACCGCTCCACTGATGGTGTCGCAATCATTTATGATGTTCCCGCAGAGGATGAAAGCAAATTGGGCCGGTTTGCTTGGGTCTGATGAATTCACAAATTGGGTATCACGGGCCCCAGAAAATACAACGATTGACGAATACGCGCGTCAGTATTCTGGGTTTTCTGGAAAACGAACGAGCTGGCTCGAGATGGTTGGACAAATGTATCGCGGCGTGCTCCAACAGCCTGAGGGTCTTGATACTCTAAAAAAGTACGGATATACACCAGTCAAGACTCCTCAGTGGGTTAATTGGGATCTCATGAGCGAGGGAGAGGTCGCCATTCATCGCAATGCTATGCGAGAGCAGGGCTATACGCAAGAGCAAATAGATCAGCGATTACGTTTTACGCCAGATCCCAAAAGACAGGGGATGTACCAGGCATCATTTTTTATGCAATCCGGTTTGCTCGGTTTTGGCGCGCAGGACTATGTACCCGAGCTAGAGGGCTGGGGCATCATGAATTATCGTCAGGTAGCGGCCATGAAAACTTATTTTCCGGAAGCGTTTTCGTCCATATTTGCTGGGCGCCTGGCCACAAACGAATTGAGCGCGCCAGATAAACAGGGATGGAACGAACTCCTTAGTTGGTACTCGTGGGATCGCGAGTCTGTTACCGGGGAATATCCGATATTCGCCGGAAAAGATGTATCCACGTTGATCACAAGAGAAACTGCCGGAAAACTCAATTTCCTTACTCGGCATCCTGACCAGATTACCGGATTGAGCGAAGAAGAGGCGGCCAGGATCGCAGAGGTTGGAGCTGGCGGCCTTACAGAGCTGGAGAGAATGACTCTCTATGACAAGGCGATAAAAACTGCCGCGCCAGATTACAAATCCGGGAATATGCTTTATTACGAAAGCTCGAATTTATATATACCTGGCCCACGATCAATCAGATCGATTGACGAATTCAACGAAGCTGGCGAGTCCACCGGATATGCCTCAAAGTCGTGGCTATCCATGTTTGGAAAAGCAAATGTTGCGTCTGGACAAGGACAATCAAATATCGATGTTCAGAAATCGGCCTACAGATTTCGCAAGATGATGGATAATCGATTGTCGGGAAAGAATATTGCCAAAAATGTATTCGGCTATGATGCGCCTGGAATGATCTTTGAGCGTTATATCGGCATGGGCGCGCTAAAACCGAATGAAGTATTTCTCGGTGAGGGTACACTTCGCAGATCCATAGAGTCTCTGCCCGGAATAACAAGCAGCGGCACGCGCCGAATGATGCACAGCCTAACTGGTGGCGTGTCGCCAGAAGTTTTATACATGGCATCAAAATTCGCAGAGCGCGAGGATGCTGTCGGCGGTTTATCTAAAGCTCTAATCGATAAATATCCCAATCTTTATACTGGCGCTTCTGGCGCTAAGGGATCTGCTCGTGTAACCTACGAGGACAGAGCAAGGAAAGATGCAGCGCGTTTCCTGTCAAAACAAGCAGCGCTGGCGAACGCATATATTCCATCGTTTTCGTTTAGACAGCCTGATACCAGCAGAGGAAGCGTTCTCCCAACGAGAACGATTACTGCTCATCAGTTGGCGGCAAGGGGTATTGATCCGAAAACATTTGCTGGCGTGAATACTGGCATTTCATCCTGGTTTTCCGCGATGGGCGTGGGCGATTGGGACAGAGATCCAATGCAGACGTTCTTCTCTGTTACCAGGAGCGGGAATAAATATACGCAACACCTTTCCCCGGAAGCCGCGCAGTGGAACGAGGAACTCGATGCGATGACCGCGAATTTCGCGGGTCGTCTTGGTCTGAAAGAGGCTGATGTATTCTCCGCTATGGAGGGAATGTTCGGAGATAAGGCGAATGATCTAAATATTGTTAGCGCAACCCTGAAAGGGTACATGGACGCTCAGGCTGGCGGGGCCCCTGCATACGAGAAGGGTCTTGTAATGGAACGAAGGCCATACAGCGAATTTGGCGATCTAAATACCATGTGGGGATCACAAAAACGTGATATGGGCTCTGTGTACAATATTCAGCGGCTCATTGAGTCTGCGGCTGGCTCTGTGGCAGCGTTTACCGGAGAGAATGAAAAGACATTTGTCGAGAATGTGTTCGATCCGAACCAGGCTGAATACCAGGCTGCGCTTGACTTCTCTCGATATGGCAAGAACAATCCCCTATTTACAATGCTGACAACTGCCCGGTTTTTCCGCGAAGGTGGCGGCCAAGCGCCTAACGCAAAACTGAATTTCGGCTTTTATTTTGACGATCCAACTAAATCCGGCAACTTTATTTCCGCGATGTCGAGTGGCCAATCTGATCCGTCCAACTTGGTCAATGCCATGATCGGGGAATTGGCGATAGACAAAAATGGCAAGCACTATATGAGCAATAGTGCGCTTGCGTCCCTGTTTTCGCCAAATATGGACGCATTCAGTAGAAATGTCCAGGCATTGGACGAGTTCGACAGACTGAAAGCCGCAAATGACCCGATGGTGGCTGGAATGTCGCGCGCTGGTGTATTGCGTGGCGATTTTATCGGTAAGCACGATGTTCTCGGAAACGTGAGTGTTTCCGAACGATCGATCGCTCCAATGGCGATTATGGCGACTGGCGTTGGCAAATCCTTGACGAGCTCGCATGAAAAGTATGCGACAACGCAGGCCGTTGCCGATGACATGGATTTTGGGGTAAGCTGGATGGGGTCGACTCAAACAATGTCGCAGATATTCAATTCGCCAGAGGTATATCTGACGAATATGATCAATCGGTATCAGCGCAAAGAAAATCTAAAAATCCCACAATCCGAGAAAATCATGGCCATCTCGGCCATGCGTACACTGGCTGGAAGGATGAGGGGGACTGGAAATAAAAACGAGCCACTTACCGATGATGCATTAGCAAAAATGCCTATTGCAGTTCAGGAACTTGCGCGTTCTTACCGCCAAGGCATGGGCGATCAGGATTGGCTACGATATACTCAGGGAACACAAAATATTGATCAGCTGCTTGGCGAAGAACTTGCGTCAATGCGCGTGAAAGTGGCCGGGGCGCTGATGACCGGAGAACTTGGTACACCGATGAATGTCCGAACATCCGAATTGTCCGGTTATATCAGGGGTGATGCCAGATACAAGAATAACCCGCTCAAGAAAATGCAGTTGTCCAGAATGGGATACAACCGCGAGACAATCGAGTCGATGTATCCATTCAGGGGCGATGAGGGAAAGGCGAGGTCCGGAAATGAATTCGAGAGCCAGTTCGCCGCGGCCGCTCGCCAACTAACACTAAAGTCGAAAGCACAAGGCGCGCCGGCGTGGGGAGGCGGCACACGTTTTGCGCACGTTGGTAGTGGGGCTGGCGCAAACGCTGGCGGATATCTCGAGATGCCTGCTGGTGGCTCGACATATCGCGGGTTTAGGATGTCGATATCTCCGGATATTATAGGTTGGGATCCAGATGCGAAAAGATTTTATTGGGGAGAGGCAAAATATTCGCGAAGCTCGGATTACGTTGAACAGGGCAAACTTCAAAATGCCTTATACGTAGCTGGCGCCACAAGAATGGCAAACGATCCCGGCAATTTCGATGCTATGCAACAGGCATTCTACAAGTATCTATCTGATGATCCGGTGGAATGGGCAGAAATGCACCAGGCGATAGCGGGAGGGCAAAACGCTGCATTTGCGGTAACTCCAACCGACAGCAGGATAACAGCCAACGAAGAGACAAGAGGCAAATTGAATAGCCTCCTGGCGCAAAAGCAGGAAATGCTTGCCAAAAATAGTGGCGCAGATACGGCGGAAATTGACGAAAAAATCTCTGCTATTGCCGGGAACCTTGATCGATTCGATATTGGTGACTACAAAGTCAGTTTATTTGATTACCAGAAAGTGCTTTCGGAAAACCAGAAGGCCATTGATACATTCGCTGCGGAGTCCTCAGATCCGCAAATCTTCGCCAGGAAAGTAATTGAGAGTGGAGTTTTCAAAGACCTGCGAAGAAATCGCATTTCAGATCGCGGCCTTAGAGCGTGGGCATACGAAACGCTTGGCACAAAAGACCCGGACGCGCCAACTGCGTCGGGTGTCAATATCGCCGGGCGCAGATTATCCGATGCCGAGCGCGAACGTGGTACATCTACACTAAAGGGCGCTCTTGCGGGCTACAGGAGAGCGTCTGGAATCGCCGGCCAGGATCGTGGAAGCGATTATACTGGCGGCGCGGGTGGCCCACCTCCGCCTGGGGCTGCTTATACTGATGACGACGAGCAGCCAGGAGACAGACCTCCGGGCTCCGGTAGCACTCCCGAGGACTGGCAAAAATATCTATCTGGGATTTCCGGCGCTATAGAGCGTGGAATAAATAGGGGAATGGCCGGCGCAAAGGTAAATGCAGTAATTGATTTTGGCGGTGGCAACAAGCGGCCTGGCGACTGGAAAATGGCTCGGGCCTTGGGCGTTGCAACCAAACTCGGGAATATAGTTCGTGGAACTGACAACCTAATGACGCTGCCAACCAGAATCGGTGGTGCTTTGGAGCAGTCGGGCTTGCTTGGATCCACGAAATTTAGCGATTATCCTGGTCTAAGCCAGGCCATGACCGTTGCTCTTGCGGCAGACCGCAGGAGATTTGCAGATGTTCTTTCCCCGTTCAGAAAAGAACTCAAGATGGCAAGCGGGCTAATGGTAGAGGGATCACAGGCGCTTGTCGGACCCGGTACAATGCAATCCTATGGGCTCGATCTCGAGGATCCGGTTATTTCGCAGATTGCTAAAGGTCTGTTCGGTAATCCAGAAGAAAAAGGCGAATTCGGCAGATTCTTGAGAGAATCCGTAGAGGCTCAGGCTGCATATGGCGCGTCTATTGCTACTCCTGCCGAAGCAAACAGAGCAGAAAGACAGAGAGCAATATCAGCAGCATTCGCAACCAGGATGGATAAGGGGTCTCTTGCTCAAATGGCTTCCGGACTAGCGGGCGCATATGGGATTTCGCTTACCCCATCGCAGAGCAGAGCAGATGTAATTAATACACTGGCTGGGGCGATAAAGGGCGATCCCCAAGAATTTATAAACTATCTTTCCGCAACCCCATCGATGCACGATTATTTCGGTGATCTACGAGCCACCGCAAAAAAACTCGGGGGTGATTATAGCCAATTCACGGCCAATGCGTCTGCGGGACCACAATATGGCCCAGAATATGGTGCGTTTGCAGAGGCGTTAGCCGGCATAGACGATACCGATTATGGAAAGATCAAATACGATTTTATGGCTGTGCAGGAGGATATGCTTGCCAGAAATAGATGGGCGCGACAGGTTGGAAGGACATCCGGAATATTCGCCGCTGGCGCGCGTGGATCGGCGACGAGTTTCGATGCTACATCGCGCCAGGCGGCTATAAGCTCTCTCGACGACGATATAGCCAAGATGCAAGAGCAAATGGAGAAACTTGCATCGGGACTCGATTCGGGTATAAGAGGAGTGACAAAGGATCTTGGGCTTGCAATCGCCGAATTAGGCAAAGTAACATCAGCATATCAAGCTGACGCGATGCCTTCCGACACAGCCGTATTGACAGCCGGTATTCTCACTGACATTATCGGTAAACACGGTTCAATAGCCGAGGCGAAATTCAAAAGAGCCGCGCTCGAGGCAAGGACTGGCCCTGCGCACGGCGACACCAGAGATGCGGCGAACGACTACTTCCTGGCAAATGCCGAGGCTCAGCAGGCTCGCGAGGCATACGCAAAGATACCATCGCACTATCCAATGTCCGCAAGGCAAAGAGCGGCAGAGCGACGTATGTCTACTGCGCTCGATGAGGGTATTGCTCATACCAGACTATCAATGAGACTGGCGCGTACCGCGCTTGCTGGCGAATTGGGAGAGGGCGACGAAAGTATAATCCCCGAAAGCCCTGGGGCATTACAGGCTTATGCTGCAACAAAGACGGGTCTTAGCCGGGAACAGATTGCGGAATTCGCAAAATACAAGGCAACCGTTGATGCACACGATACCGCTAAATCAGCAAAGCTCGAATATGATACTTCCAGAGTGGCCGCTCCCTGGCAGGGCGAACAGAATAAGCAGGCGCTTACGAGATTAGGCGACTTCAACGATAAGATCAAACAGTTGGGAGACACGCTCGAACACGGCACTCGATATAGTGGACGCTTTGCCCGTGATATGGCAGAACTGACCGAGGCCATAGCGCGCGACGATCTGCGGGATGTTGTCAATAAGATCGGAAGGGCAACGGGTATTGATCCGACCGATAAGACACCTGAACAAATGCAAGACATAATTTCCGGGAGGATGAGTAGGCTTAGCGCGCGCATGAGTCGCCGATGGACGCCAGAACGACAATCCGAGTTTGATGCTCTTGAATCGTATCAGCGCCAACTTGGAGTAGAACAACAAAAATATGGATTGGCGCAAAACGCACTTCAGTATCAGTCGGAAGATTATGGCATGGGCGGCTTTTTCCGTCGAGCATTTGGCGGTTTTGGTTTATTATATATGCGCGGAATTGCCAGCAATATTTTCGGCGGATTGAGAACTGGACGCGAGGAACGGCTACAGCAAGAACAGCAAATATATTCGGCAATTGCGCCTGCATTTGGAGGTGTCGAGTATATCGCGCCAGAACAAAGAGCAGCTATGGCGCGCGGTCTCTATGGCGGATCGTTCTCGGCTTGGACGTCTAATATTAGCGCGAATATTATGCAAAGATATCCTGGCATGAATGCAGCGGCAAATGTTGCACAGGCTGGAATATTCGGTTTTGCTGGCGCTTCCTGGCTGGCATCTTTATCGCCTGCGTTGGCCGGTATCGCTGGCGGCACTTTGCCGTTTGCTGGCGTTGCAGCCGGAATAGCCGCTGCGGGAACTTACGGGATGGGGATTTACAGCGCATATAGCGATGTTGAGGGTACGGCCGTTGGTATGGCATCCAGATATTTGCCGACCGGGCTGACGGCCCAAGAGAGATATACGAGTGCGGCTAGGCAAGGAGGCGGTTTTGGTCCATATTGGTCTGAATTCGTAGTAGCTCCTCAGGGTATTGCGTGGCTCGGTAGTGATAGCCAAAGAGAAACCACTTCTAATATCGAGCAAATGATTGATATTATGCAGAAGGGTGGCGTTAGTCCCGCAGAGGCAGCACGAAAGGTACTCGGAATTGGAGCGCATCGCAACGAGATCGAAAAATATGTAATGATGTATACCAGAGCAACGCGCATAAACAGCGAATCCGGAGTAGACATAGAGACCGCCGCCAAAGCGGTTGGATTGGGAGCCAAATACGGTATACCTGAATATTCGTGGCATCCAACAGCGGCGAGTGGTCTATCAATACGAAGTGACGTATACGCTCCGCTCGGGGCTGCACTTCAAGCCGGAATCAATGTCGAGGGTCTAGCACTTGGCGTTGGCCAAGCTGCCGGATGGTCGCCTATTCAGTCTCAGGCAAATGTTTCAGCGATTGTCACAAACATGATGACGAGTTTCGGTGGAGTATTGGGGGCGCAAATGACATCGGCGCAAGCTGATATTCTTCAAGCGGCTACACAGCGATACGCTCAACTTGGCCCGTATGCCGGAATGCCCGGATCGTCATCGGAAGAACAACTTGCTGCTCTAAGAAAGTTGCAACAATTTGGTGCTCTTGGCAGCAAGCAATGGGATATTTATCAAAGAGAATGGACTAAAAAGCAACAGGAGCATCTCGAATTTGGCAAAATAATGCCAACGGCAGACGAATTGCTTGACGAATTAAGCGGAAAACCTTGGTGGGCATCCGGGAGTGGAGCCGGCGAGGATATGGGCACAACTGCGTATACAGCACAGTTGCGTCAGTACGCGGAATGGGAAAGGAAATTCGGAGCCAAATCAAAGATAAAAGAGGTTCTTATCCAGGCGGGATTCGAGGGTGACGATGCCCGCAGAATAGTTGGCGGTCTAGGCGAATTCACTCAGGGTAGAGCCCAGGATTTGTTACAACGATTGTCGGCTGTCGATAATATTCGGGAGTCGCTTGTTTCTGGACGATGGAAGTCGCAAGAAGAGGCGCGCGAGATAGCGAAAGGTATGCTCAGGGATACTCTCGAGGAGTACAGGCGCGATAGAGATAGACCGAGCATGCAAGAAGAACAACGCGCACTTAGAACTCCCGACCAGTGGAATCCGCAGCAACTTGCCATTCAGGCCGCAGCTCTGCGCTTCGACCAGGGTGCGCTTGCGTATGCCAATGCTAACCAAATGAACTTGGCCGGTATGGGGCAAGTCCCATTCTATCTGGTTGGCCAGGAAGTTGGTCAGTTCGGGCCATTTCAGAATCGGGTGACTGGACAGCCATTGTTCTCTACAACAATGCAGTGGGGTCGGCCTGGTGGCACAACCGATCTTGGCGGGATCAAAGGCGCGCCAACTGGCCTTACGGCAGAACAAGTAGCGGCAATTCTTTACGGGACAAAGAACTGGCAGCAGCAAGGGCCGCTTGGCGGCAGATTGATCCAGGGAATGGTGCAAGGTGTAGACATTGGTATACAGGGAATTCCGCAAATTGGCGGTTTGATGGCTGCACAGTTTATGATGGCCCAGGCAAGCTATCAAAACCAAATGGCGTCCATTGGCAACTCGATGGCGCAACTGAATTTACAGTACGCGTTCCAGACCGGTGTTGGGCTTGATAAATACTCCGGTATCGTCAATCCGCAAACCGGAGTGCCGTTTGGGGTAAGCTCAAAGGGCTATGGATGGAATATACCTGGCATCGGCAGCTATAAAAGTACGGGGGGAGGCTTCTGGGGGCTCGAGGACGCAAGTCGGGCGCTTGGCTATGCCCAACAGGAATGGCAATTTGGGCAACAAGAAAAACAAATGCAAATGCAAGAGCGATTCTTCAACCAGAATATGGGATTGCAGACTCGTCAGGCGCAGATGCAACGCAACTGGACGCAACAGGATTGGGCATTCCAGTCTCAGGTACGTGGACTTGAGTGGCAGTGGAAACAAGAGGATTTTCAAGAAGAAGTCCGTTTCATGACCGGGCGCGAGCGAAAGAAGGCGGAACGCGGCATGGAGCGCGAGACCATCATGTATGGTCTCGAGGGCGAGCAAATTGATAAGCAGAAAAAGCGTCAGCAAGAGCTATGGAAGCTCGAGGATGAGCGGTTTACAATCCAGCGCCAGCAGCATCAAGAAACGATGCAGTTCCAGCGAGAGCAGCTTGCCACGCAAATAGCATTCTTCCAAGAGCGTAAAAAGATTGAGGATGAGCAGGTTAAGCTACAGCGCGCGCAGTGGACCGAGCAAATGAAACTTCAGCGCGAGGCCCTTGGTATTCAGGCTAAACAAGCAAAAGACCAGAAAGATTACCAGGATTTGCAACTTAAGATCCAGACTTTGCAAGTGGCAATAAATACTGGCATTGGCGACAGCCAGGTTCTTAGCGATGAATTATGGAAAACGATACAGAAATGGCTCAAGGATCTTGGTATTATGGCCGGGAATTTACCGACTGGCGGGGGCGGTGGCAGTGGCGGGTGTTTTATCGCTGGAACCCCGATCGCTACACCGGCCGGGAATGTTTTGATCGAGGATATATCAGTTGGCGATCAAGTATACAGCTACGATGAGAACAATAGAGAAATAACTATTGGACTTGTTGATCATATACTTAGGTCGTCATCGAACAGTGTATACGATGTTAGTATCGGTGGTCAGACATTCCGGTGCACATGGAATCACCCCTGGCTAACAACGCGTGGATGGGTCAAGGCAAAATATCTGGCTCCTGGCGATACCGTACTCACCATGAACGGCTCTGATATATCCGAAACGGAAGTGGAAAGCTCGGTTAGCGTAGATGGGAGTTTCCCTATTTACAACTTTGAGGTTGCGGTTACCCACACATACTTTGCCGACCAGTATGTCGTTCACAATATACAGCAAAAAACGTCTACGAGTGGTGGTGGCAGCGGGACCATTACTGCGCCACCGGGCAGTCCCGCCAGTGGCGGCATATTCAACGGGCGCGCGTTGTCATTCGCGTCCGGTGGTTTTACTGTCCCGCCTGGATACCCAAATGATCTGTTCCAGCTTTGGGCATCATCCGGAGAGCGCGTTACTGTTACCCCGAGATGGGCTAATGCAGCTGTATCTACAAAGGAATTACAAAATCCGTGGAATAGTTCGTTGATGCTAAACAACAATGGCGTAGGTGGGGGCAACGGAAATGTAACCATCGTATTGAATGTTGGCGATCAGCATCTTGGCAAATATGTTCTAAATACTATAAATCAGGAGATTAGTCTATGACGCAATACGATTATATTGTCTTGTCGTCGAGCGACAATTCGATTACCGGCAAATTCACTGTTATTCAGGAAGGATACAATCCTTCTCTTGAGGCAATCCAGAATGTTTCCGATACGATCGATGGCGGCGTCGATGTACAGGTTGGTCCAATAGTCGAGATTAGAGGTATGCTAATCAAGTGCCGTCACACAGAGGATCGCGTTGGCTATGGGACACTCGCCACTCTCGAGTCGTTATTCCGTCTCAGAAATCCGAAGGGAACGCCGAGCAACATTATTACTTATACTGATAACCTGGGCTCGCAGTATCAGGTTATATTCATTGACAACTGGCAACAAGCTCTATTAGCCCACCAAGTCGAGGGGCTATATGCCTGGTCGCTGATCAAGATTACATTGAGGATATTGGCGGCTATATGATTAGTGTATCATCTACCCTTGCCGATGCAATAAATACTATCTCCTATCGGCCAAAAGCCAAATTGGTGATCAGAGAGAATCGGGTAAAGGCCGGCGCGATGACGGATTTAACGCCGAGTTGGGTTGCGGACACAAACGAAATTCCGGTAACCCCACACCCGCAAGATGTATGCTATGTTGCGTTGGGTTACGATAAATTGCTATCTGTCACTGAGGTCGGCGGCAAACTAAAGGTAACCGCTAATATTAGCGATACTCATACATTTGATGCGAATGAATATGGTGGCGCCGGGATCGCCATAAAGGACAAGTGCAAGCCGGCGCTATACAACGATGGCTCAACTGTTTGGGTATTTTATTTAGATACAAGCAACAATCTTAAGCGGGGAACTATTGATCTGGCTAGGGCGTTGGCAGGGACACCAAATGCCAATTGCGTGAACAATGTTACTACTGTTGCATCATCGGTGTCATATTCTGGCGCGCTTCACGCAATTTCCGATGTCGAAGTAGCATTTATTTATATACTCGAGGGTGGGATATCCGTTATTTTGTATAGGTACGTAACTGGAACATGGTCTGCCTACTCTTGGGACAGGCGATTTCTCAAGCCCGCGGCTGTAATTACCGATGTCTATGAAACCGTATTTTCTGCTGCCGCCAAACTCGGGACCGATTATTTCTTTTATCTGACCATGCAGGATACCGGAGCCATTCATGGCGTGAAGGCGGACAGTGATTTTAGATGGAGCGATACGTTCGAGGCTGTCCCCGCAGACCTTACCACAACCGCGATTTGTAATGCGGTCTCGGCAAACGGATATGTACATTTAGCTTGTCAATTCAAAAGGACGGACGAGCTCGCACTAGCAGGTGTCCGGAGTTTTATTCTTCGTAGTGACAATGGGTTTGTTTTCACTATTGATAAATATGTATTATTTACTAGTCTTGGATATAGATTCCTGATTGCCACTGATACAAATAATGTTTACGGGTATGCGTCAAATCGTGTTGTGCAGGGATATAAGTCGAGGCACTTTACCGCCAGTTTGACCTCCAACACGGAATTAGTTATACCTGGATCTGCGATTAAAAAAGTTAGCGGCGCGCCAGGTGACCGCGCAGGAAATGCGTCAATCGAGATCGCCAATGGGGACGAACAGTACACTTCGCATCCACTGTTAAAACGTGGGGCGCAAGCAGATGTCTACATTGGCTATGAGACGACCGCAGGAGACGAATATGTTCTGTATATGAGTTGCGTTATTACGCGCGTGTACAACACAAGAGCAAGTGGCGTGAGGGCACTTACCGTTGGGTTGCTCGCCGATGGTTTGTGGCACTCAACACAGGTTGGATATCCGTTCTACGTGGAAATCGAGGGTAAGGTTGCGCATCGCGACAGCTGCGATGATCTAGGCAACTTTTATACTCCAGAGAAGTCTGGAACGGTTTTGGATCGTGTTTTTATAGATTTCTGGAAAAGCGAACCATATAACGATGGTATATTGAGTGGCCAGAACTTTATTGTAAATGGGGGTATCTCCCCCACTACTCTCACCGGTGATCACTCGGCTGGCAAGGCAATTATTACAGAGTTGTTCAGTGATCAGGTAAACATGCTAAACGAAGTAACGGTAACCGACACGGATGTATTTGTCGAGGTGTTCGGATGGTCGAGAACCGTCAAGGGTGATACTGGTCCAAACGACACGGTTGAAATTCGTTTAAAAGTCAAGGATGTAAATGGTGCGGAACGAATTCAAACGGGGTCTATTTCCGGAACAGATGTTCGATTTCCAAAATCATATCAGACGGTATCCGGGGATTACGATAATGGCAGCTATCCGATTAGGTATGTGTTTGCCAATGGATCGGATGTTTATCCGGGCGAGGAGCTTTTGCAGGCTATCATCATATTCGCGAACGGCGCAACAACCGTTGCATGCCCGGAGCATATTGAGATATATGGTGGTATTTATGCGATAGAGTTGGGCACAGAGAACACGCCCTGGGATCCCGATCCGGGCTATGCTCCGGGAAAGATACTGGCATCCGGAACACTGAGCGCGACTAGTTATCAGGGTACAGATGTTAGCAATAACCTAACAATTGGCGCGCTTTATTGCTTCGAGTTGACTGGCGGCTGGTTCAAATATGCCGCTGGTGGCGATGAGGGTACAGCCATCCAGTTCGCCAACTCTGCCGGAGATACATATAATTCGTATGGCTTGCCCTGGGGTGGCGTAATGGGTTACAGTCCGGAGCTAGCGGAAATCAAAAAGATATTACCGTCATTCGGGGTCCAGGGCGAAGTGACCGAGGAGAGATACGCCAGGCTTTACTTCGCCGCACAAACAGCGTTACTAAGAATACGTGTTCAAGAGCATACCGACACCGATACATCAGGTGAATGGGCCGATAATATCGGTACTTTGAACTGGACATTGCGAGAAGTTTTGACAGATAAATCGAAACTTAGGCTCCCGGATTGGGATCATCCGTATATCATGTTCTCGTCTAAGCCCTACAATACCTTCAACTTCTCTCTGTATGCAAAGTTTTTCTATACCTCGGGGGCAATGCCAACAGACAAAGAGATTAGATGGGGACTGATTGGATTTGCGGAAGATGCTCTTAACTATATTTGCGCCAGATACAACCCGCGTACCTTTATGATGGAGCTCGTAAAAGTACGTGGCGGAAAAGAGACCGTGTTGGCCAGCTCGTATTTTGTTTACAGTGATGCCCTTTGCTCTCAAAGTGCATTGGTATTCAATCATCGGGATGGGTTATTTACAATTCATGCACACCAGTTTGGCAATTATTACAGTTCTCCGCTTGTGTCTTATCAGTGGAAGGCTAGTGATGGGCCTCTTAGTACCACGGATGACGTTAGGCACGTTGGTATTTATGGCGACAAAAAGGCTATGTGGTTTTACGTTAACGGATACAGTACGGCTGGTTGCGATGGCGTGATTTTTCTTCCGGGATCTCCGTATACTTATGATCCTACCCTGCCAAGCGATGGGTATATCAAAATGGGCGATGTGATTTATAAATATTCTGGTAAAGCCGAATTCACAGGTGTTCCGCCAGTACGCAATCGCTATTTTTGGGGACCATTTCAATGCAGGTCTACTACCGGATTGATCGGGGGGTCAGTTGCCTGGGAAATTACTATGTTTGATTGGTTAAGAGGAACAAGCGATTATGCCGGAATGTTTGTCGGGAGTGACAATAATTTTTGTCGCACGATCGAGCGCAGCGAGTGGCGCATTAGCCACGATCCCAACGATGTGCTTCCACCAGACAACGACAATTATATTCGCAATAGGTCAAGGCATTTCAACGTAAATCTACCCCCAAATGATTGCGGTTTTGAGAACCGGATGGTAATTGGCTCTGGTGTCAAAATAACAGGCGTATATATGGAAAAGCCATTGTCTACCAAGGCCAACGCAAAGAAGAAGAAAGATGACAAGGGCAATACAAAGAAAACAACATATACGCCTACGCATGGCTGGCGAGATAAGGCATTTATCAATGCGACAGACGAAATATGGGTATCGGATTTCATGGCTGTGTCTGGTGGCCAGGATCAAACGATTGAGGATATATTGACCAAGCTCTGTTCATTTGCAGGAACGAGAGCAGAGTTTCCCGGTAACGTTGTTGTATCAAATCTTTCGGTGTTGGGTAAGACGGTGATCACATGACAAAATATGGCGCGTTTGATGTTCGTTTCGTTCTGCCAGTTCTCAATCCCGATGTTCGGGTGGGACCTGTCGTAAATGTTGTTTACGAGACCAATACAAATGATGCCACTGCATTTGTCATAAATCGCGCTGCGTATGCTTTATTGTTTGAAGCCTGGAGTTATAATCTGGCGACCGGCGCGCTTGTAACGATGTTTGAGCAGTGTTCGCTGTCTGGTATTTCCGTGACCAGCAAACATCGCCTCAGAATTGTTGGGGGCAACCAAATGGTGTCGCTTTATATCGACGATCGGTGGATGTTCACGTTTTCGTACACTGATTGTACGTGGGCAGACACGGGAACAGAAATGTATATGCATGCCAGCGATTTGGTCAATCTCGAAAATGTAGTTGTTTCTGAATTGAACGTTGGCCGTAATGCTATATTTATCGAGATGGAACACACATCGCAATCTGCAATAGATAGCGTACTTCAAGAGAGGCCTGTCGAGGCAATGCCGGGTAATCTTGGCGGGATTCGGTTTTCCTACAATGCGATCAGAGATTTATACCAGATGCCAACGCATATCATTAGATACCACAAAGACAGGGATGTTGATGTGCCATCAGCGGCCAGCGATGCGATTATTTATTACTCGGATGTCGCAGTTATCGAAGATACCAAATACGAAGAAAGCGATGGGTTTGTAACCAAAATATTCAGATTGTCTAATCTTGATGCGGACGCAATCCTGGCCGGAAAAATATTGCTCAGGAAAATGCGCGAGTCTCAGCGAGTACACGAGGTGACTATTCGAGCAGATCCACGCGTCGAATGCGGCGATCGTGTAACACTCGCATATTATATATCTGGGACCGGAACATATTATGTTGCCGATTTCATTGTTGAAGAAATGAACTTCGATGTATCGCCACAAGAGGTTCAAATGGTGCTAGCCGGGAGGTCATACGATCCATGAAGCGGACATTGAGGCGAACGCTTGACGCGATTGCGGAGAATTCTACCTTTACCGTAACCATTGTAGCCATTACTGGTACAACGGTTAGCGTTAGACTCCCTACGGGTAAAGTCGTTTCCGGGTTGACCGTTATAGGCGGCTCTGTTTATATTGGCGATGTGGTAACAATGGTGTATCTTGGTGGAACGCCATATGTTCTCGCTCCGTCTACGCAAACGTCCTTAGCAGATGATGGGGCAACATCAGGGCCTACGGTTAGCTCGGAGTCATCGTCGGGTTCGTCATCTTCTTCTGGTACAAGCCAACATGAGTTGGTTGGGCCATTCCATGTGGCAAGTGGACTATCAATAAATCAGGTGCTAAAGGCACTTGGTAGTACAACGTTTGGGTTTGGGTTTTTATCGCATACAGAGTTGATTGGTGTTTCTGCAAACGACCATCATTTATCATTTACTGCACTAAAAGATGATCAGGCTGCCCAGGTTGATCCAGTGGCCTCGGTTATTTCTATTCTTGGCGGGAATGGTATTTCAACGGCCGCCGAAACTGGCGCGTTGAGAATAAATATTGATCTCGACGGCAATTCTATTGCTCTTGGCTCGAATGGCCTATCTGTAAACCTTGGATCTCCGTCCGGACTGGAGGCGACAA